AGTAATTGCTTCGCCTCTACGGGCAAGTAATCCTGGCTTAAGAACCCCAGCCTGGATGTCAACCTTAAGGAGATATGGGCTAAGAATGTCAACAATATCATCTGGAGTTGTAGCATCAGCAAGTGCTCGTGCTACATCGTGGCTAATCTTGCCATCTGCCTTACGCCAGATTTGCTTCCAGTCGGTTAACTCAACGAGTTTATCAACTGCTGCAGTTCCGTGACCAGCGGTCAAGAAGTCAGCGATAGCCTGATATGCAAACTCTGGACGCTCTGCAGTTTGATTGATGTTAGCAAGACGCTGAACATCTATCTCCCAAGCCTTACGCTTATCCTTGAGACTAAGAGTTGCATCAGATAGTTTCTCTGAAAGAGTACGCTCAGCCTTCTTAGCCTTAGCAGCCTCACGAAGAGCACGCTCATTCAGTGATTCCATTGCTCTCTGTGTTTTAGAACGCTCTGCTACCTGCTTGATAGAGAACTTTTCAGCCTCAGATGCTTCCTTAACGAAAGCCCTAGACTTCTTTTCAAGTTCTTTAGCAGCAAGGAGTGCATCCTGTGTTACAGGAGTCTCTGGAATTAAACCCTTTGTTGTAGCGAGTTTTTCTTCTAGTGCTTTAATAGATGCTTGTAGATTGTCAAGGTCATCTGATGTATACATCGGAGAACGACCTGCTGCAACAGCATCTGAAATTTCTGACTTGACTTGCTCAAGTTGCTTTGTCTGCTTGATTAAAGCATTCTGTGTACGCTCAACTATTGCAGGAGCCTTAAGTGCTGCCTCGATAGCCTTACGAGATTCAGTGGCTGTATTAGCCTTCTCAATAAGTTCAGCCTTCTTTGCTGCAATCTCGTCAAGACGAGCCTGTGCAACACGTACACTTACTGAAGATTTAATTGTATCTTCGGCTTTGCCAGTTGCAGCATCACGTGCATCACGTGCACGCTTTGTTAAAGTTTCAGCGTCAAGGTTCTTGACTGCATCTGCTTGAGTACGAAGAGCCTTAGCGGATTCAATGACCTGCTTCTCTACTTCTTCAATCTTTGAAAGACGCTCCATAGTTTCCGCTGCAGCCTTAAGAGCACCTGATGCTTGCTGTTGTTCTGCAAGTTTTCTTAGTTCTCTAATCTGCTGACCTTTGGCAATGCCTGGGTCAAGGAAGAATGAGCCAGCAATATCTGCCGCTAGAGCAATGTTTGCTCCTGCTACGGTCTCAGGATTTCCTAATGTGAATACATTCGAGAATGAATCACCAAATAATGTTCTTGGTCGGTAGCCAAGGAGTTTGCCTTCGTCATTACGAATTGCAATCTTTGCTGCACCAAGTGAAGCCTGGCGAGCCTTGTGCCCAATACCAATTTCTTCAGAAGCAAAAAATCCTTCACCCATTTGGATGTCAGGGAACTTTCCTTTTTTAGCATCAGCAATTGATTTGAGTGCAATCTGACCGTACTGAGTCTGCTCTAAAGTTCTATCAATAATCTTGCCTTTTTCTTCACCGCTAAGGAATGGGTTAATACCCAAGCCTGCGGTTAATCCAGATACAACTCCACGATTCTGGACCTCTTCACGAGTTACTCTATATGTTGCATCTACGAACTGAGGAATTGCGCTGAAGGCTGTGATTACACCACGAGCACCAAACTTAATTGCTTGCCAAACTTGACCGCGCTTAGTATCCTTAAATGCTTCAGTCTCTCGCTTTGTAGCAACATCTTTCTGATTAGCAAGACGTTGTTCACGAGTTATTTATGCCTGCTGCTGCAGCGTAAAGCGCCTCAGCATCAAGTTGAGCCTGTGAGAGTACGCCTGAAAGTTTTTTCTGGTCTGCCACTACTGCACCATTTGCTGTGCTTGAGCATCCATTGTCTCAACAAGATAACGCAGGTCTTCGTTGCGTGGATTCTGTTGGTAAAGCGCACGAATAATTTGATATGAAGGGTCCTGCTGTTGAGCGAGACCTACAGGAAGTGGGTTAACTTCTGGACCAGCACCATCACCGAATGGCATACCGTATGTAATAGGGCGGTCAGGTGTCTCTGAAGGTGCGGTGATAGGAGTAATCTCCGGAAGATTCATATTTGCCATACCAGCAGGTGTTGCTGGTTGCTGACCCATAGGTAGACCTGAGTTCGCTGCTTGGTTAATTTCTTGGTTCTGTCCGTATGCAAAGCCTGTGTAGTTGATGTTTGGAACACCGTCGGCTGAACCGTTACCACCTGTTGCTGAAACACCTGTGTTATTTTGACCTGCTGTTGGGCGGTATCCGCCACGTGGGTCTTGAGGTGCAGTAGTCACGTTGCCTCCTACTTAGAATGTTTGAATTGTGTTTTGGATAGATAAGGACCTGCGGTAAAGGCTGTAAGTTTTGATGCAATCTCCATTGCTTCGTAAGCATCTGCCCCTGCGTGCAGTGCTCCGAGTGCATAAGGTGCACCAGAACCTGCAGCGTAAACTCCGCTTATGTTCTTACTTACTGCTAACTCGTGGTCGATATCAAATATCTCACCGCACAATGCTATGAGAAATTGAAATCTTTGTTCTGTCTTTGGCTCATCAAAGTTAAAACCATTTGATGAAAGACATTTACGAAGCGATGGCATCGACTTTGTAATAATAAAATGAAACAAATCCTTCTTGTCGGACTTTGTTGGAACTGGTGGTTCCCAGATATGTTGTGCTACATCGCAAGGTAGAACCTCGCCTGAGCCTGCAATCAAGTAACCATTTGATTCTGAAATCTTTTTGACACTTGGATGAGTGTAGATATATCCGCTGTCATCTGTAGTCCTGCTATCAGCAACAAGGACACAACTATCGTCGTATTCGATACCAATCAGTGTTGTCATTGTCCCCTACTTTGTTATCTCTTTGACGTAGTTGTCACTCTTGCTGAACCCTTACCGCTTGAGGTAAGTGCTGAAATAAGTGTTTGCATATCTGGTCGTTGCTGCATAGCAGGTGCTTCACCTGGCATACCTTGCGGTGCGCCTTCTGGTGGAAGAGCGCCTCCTGCTGGAGAAGCGGCGGGAGCAGGGGACGGTTGCTCAACCATAGGTGCTGCCCCAGCAGGAGGAACTTGTTGCTGCGGAGCGAAGGTTGCTTCAATCGCATCCTCAAGCGCCTGTCCCTTTTGGCGTGCTTTGATAACCGCAGCAATTTTACGAACTACCTCTGAAGCATCTCCGCCAGATGCAGCCATTTGTGGGATGGCTTGTGTGTAGGCAGTAATGGAACCGAGAAGAGAATCTCTCATCTTCTCAATTTCAATCTTTTCTAATTCCTGTGTTACGTTAACGGTGAATGGGAGTTCACGCATAGCCATATCTTTGGAGATAAGACCGCCACCAAGTGCTTGAAGCATAAAGATAAGTCCCTGTGCAGGGTTCAAACCAGCAAGCATTCCGTAACGAACATCGGCTGAGTAGTCACTCTTGATGTCCTTAGAAGGCTTGTATGTGATTTCGTATGGGGAACCAGCGTCGACACCACGAATGGTCTTCTCTTCTGGGAAAATTCTTTCATCAACTTCAAAGCAAGTGCTGATTACATCACGAAGTGCTGCAGCAAAGATTGCTTGTGCTGACTTAACCTGGGTGTCAAATGCACCCATAAGAGCCTGTACGCCTTGTCCAGTGACAATAGAGGCATCAATGTTTCCTGTACGTCCTTCAGGATAACGTGCACCTACTCGGAGTTCCTGGTTGAGTAGTTGCTGTTCTGTAAATGCTCCCGCTGGCACATTGAGTTCCACGCGACGAACACCCGCTGGGTTAGATGTACGGATAACCGCATCTCCACCCAACTGTAGTTCCTGTACATCCTGTGGAAGAACGATAGGAGCCTGAACGCTCTTCTCTGCTGCTTCCATTGCAAGCAACGCAAAGCGGTTGCGGAGCAACTGGATACCAAGAACATCATCAAATTGTCCACGTAGTTCACCGTCGATAGATGGCTTACGTGCGATGACTACCATCATCTTACCGATAGGATTTGCAGCCTTCGATAGAACTAGGTTGTCCTTTGATGGGATATAGATGACCGACTGGTCTTTGTCGTAATAGCGAATTAACTCAACCTGAGCATTCAAGTCCTGCTTGTAACCCATAGGTCCAAGGAGCATTGAATCGTATTCAGGGAACTGAGTAACGAGTTCGCCTAGCGTCATCATATATCGTTTTGCAAATGCAACACAGCGTCCGTAGCGGTCAAACTCTGGGTAAGCCCCCACTGG